GAAGATCAGATGCCTATGCCTATATTCGTTAGCACAGGATTTTAATAAATATACTTATGGACGCAAGAAATAACATAGCTACTGATCTGTTTTATAAAATTCGCAGCAGATTTAAGGGCCTAAAATTAGGAGCAGAAACTGGGCAAATTACCATTAACCCGGAAGAAGCTCGTTTCTTTGACTTTGACTATATGGAGGGCAATACTCCTATAGGACATGTCAGTATCAGTTTGGCAGAACCCAACTCAATGAAAATATACTTTAGTCATGGTATTACTGAAGGTATGGATGATGGACAAAAAGCCAACTGGTATAAATTTCTTAGAGAACTACGAGAGTTTTCTAAAAGAAGATTATTAAGTTTTGACACAAGAGATATTGCTAAAGATAATTTAGATAAAAGAGATTATGAATTTCTTAGCCAGAACTCTAAACCAAAACCAGAAAATAAAAATACTATTCAAGCACCAGTTGGAGAAAGCGTTATGAACGTAAGCGAAAGCACACTATATGGTTCTAAAACCGTAAGCTATCAGAAATTATTAGACACACGATTGATTATAAAACATAGTCAAGCATTAACAGACGATACACAGCCTGGTGCTAGAACTAGAAACATTTCTGCATTGTTTGTAGAAAATCAAGACGGTGAAAGATTTAAGTATCCTTTCATTCACCTAGCAGGTGCTCGCGCTATGCAACGTCACGTGGCCAACGGTGGCTTACCGTATGATGATGTAGGCAAAAGTATTATTAGAATGAGTGAAGAAATTGCACAGTTGAAGAGTTTTTCCAACTATGTAGTTCGTAATGATCTTATGAACAGTGATACAAACGGAATAGTAGAACGTTCATCAGAAGCATTGAATAGATTACGTGAACAAATTAAGGCAATCTCAAAACAAAGTCATTACGAATCGTTTATTGAAAACTTCCAAGCACAGCAAGACTATGAAATTCCTCAAGATGTAGTAGAAGATTTCAAAGAAAAATTTACAGTAAAATCATTTAAAGAAGATATAGCAAGTGTATTTCCGGTCTTATATAGACTAATGAAAGAAGGAAACACAATAGGCTACGACGACATAGTCGCAATGACACAAGAAGAATTAAACAACGAAGATATCGAATTAGAACAAGAAGAACATGATCCTTTTGCTAAATTTGAAAATTGGGTCATGGCACTAGGCGAAGAAAGTGCTATAACATCTGAAGATCCCGAAGAGCAACAAACTGCTATTAAAGATTTGCAAGAACTTGTAGGTCAACATTTTCCAGCAGGCGTGGATGGACAAAATGCCATCGAAAGTTTAAAAGGCATTATCGAAGATCCTGAATTATACAAAAGAATTAAAGCACAGGCAGCAGAAGATCCAGATAGTTGCTGCAGAGGTCTTGTAAAAGATTGGTTATCTCTAAATGCTCCAGAAGTATTAGAGCAATTAGATTTCGGCGATTATGTTGAAGAGCCAGAAGCAGGTGCAGAAGTGACTGCTGAGCCAGAAGCAGGTGCAGAACCAGCTGCCGCAGCAGTTCCGGCCGAAGAACCTGTAACACAGAGTGATGATAACGAAGAAGGACGCGAATCTCAAAATCAAATGAATATTCAAGAACTTGCAGAGTTTATTAATTCATTCTATGACAAAGAATCAGGCACATTCCCTAAAGGACCAGAAGGCGTATGCACAATGGTAGGCAAGAAGTTCGGTGAACAGGCAGAACACGTGGCTCGCAAATTTGTAGAAAGAATGGCCCCACAACAATCAACAGAACAAAACCCAGAACTAGCAGAGTTGGCAAGAGTCAGAGAACTAGCAGGCTTATAAGATTGTTCGTAGCAGTGAAATTGGGCACTTTGGTGCCCTTTTTCTTGGCCAAGATGTCAACTTTCTTTTGAGCAAAGGCGTTATATACATACGCAGACAATTTTGTCCGCGACACTCAAAAAGGAGATTTCAAATGAAATCAATCGTAACTCTAGTAGCAACATTGTTCGCAGTATCAGCTTTCGCAGCAGAACCTGCAAAGAAAGAAGAAAAGAAGGTAGAAGCCAAACCAGCAGCAGCCGCACCCGCAGCACCAGCTGCTAAGCCTGCTGAAAAGAAAGCAGCTGACGCTACCAAAAGCGAAGCCAAAAAAGCCGAGCCTGCTAAGAAGTAATCCTCACAGAGTTTATGTTCTAACTGTTGACGATTCTGAAGTTGAACTGGCATTTGACGATGCTGTTCATAGAGGTTACAGCAGACCTAGAATAGAAGAACTCGATGAAGATGACGATCTTCCAGAATATATAAAATGGAGATTGTTTTTAGCTAGACAGCTGGCATTATTGAAGTATAAAGAAAAGTGGGCATGACCCACTTTTCTTTTGGTAAAAATAAATTTAGAAAGAGTATTGATCTTGCTAAATAAAAAGCGCATAATTAGTGTTATGCGAAAGGCATACAAAGTCATTTACATTAAGGCATAAGGAGGCTATAAAATGGCAACATTAGCAGAAATTCGTGCGAAACTTCAAGAAGCACAAAGCAAATCTTCAGGTCAGTCCACCGGTGGTGGCGACAACGCAATTTACCCACATTGGAACATGCAAGAAGGCAAGGAAGCCGTAGTGCGCTTCTTACCCGATGGCAATCCTAACAACACATTCTTCTGGGTAGAACGTGCAATGATCAAATTGCCGTTTGCAGGTATCAAAGGCGAAACAGATTCACGTCCAGTTCAAGTGCAGGTCCCCTGCGTTGAAATGTATAACGATGGAACTGCATGTCCGATTCTGTCAGAGGTTCGTGGTTGGTTCAAGGACAAGAGCCTTGAAGAAATGGGTCGTAAATATTGGAAGAAACGTTCATACATCTTCCAGGGTTTCGTTGTTGAAGATCCACTAAAAGAAGATACAACACCTGATAATCCTATCCGTAGATTTATCATCGGTCCTCAAATCTATCAAATTATTCGTTCAGCATTGATGGATCCAGAGTTGGAAGAATTGCCAACTGATTACCTCCGCGGTGTAGATTTCCGTATCGCTAAAACTAGCAAAGGTGGTTTCGCAGATTACTCTACTTCAAAATGGAGTCGTCGTGAACGTGCCTTAACAGACATCGAAACTGCTGCTATTGATGCTCACGGGTTGTTTAACCTAAGTGATTTCCTACCTAAGAAACCAACCGATGTTGAACTTAAGGTTATGAAGGAAATGTTCGAAGCATCAGTTGACGGTGAGGCATATGACATGGATCGTTGGGGTCAGTATTTCAAACCAGCAGGTATGAGTGCTGCCACAGGAGATCCTAACAAAGCCACTGCTAGACCCACTGTAGCAGATGATCAAGTAGACGACGAACCAGCACCAGTAGCTAAGGCTGCTCCGGCTGCTGCTCCGGCTGCATCTACTGAAAGCGCATCGAGGGCTCAAGATATTCTTGCCAAGATTCGCGCTCGTCAAAACGGCTAATACTAAACAAGAGTGCGAGCAAGTCTCGCACTCTCTCATCACTACAGGAGATTAAAAATGGCAAGAGCAGTAAAAATCAACGAGAACTTTTCTCTAAGTTATAACAGTCGCGAAGATCAATCCGGCGACACAGTAGCGGATATTGATATTAGATTTGACAATCCTAAAGACAGCGATGTTATTATTACTAGATTGAATACATGGTTGCAGGCAATCGGCAGACAGGATATCGAAGTCATTCCAAGAATGCCAAAGGTGAAATAATATGGCAAAAGCATTTGATGTAAGTAAATTTAGAAAAAGCCTAACTAAGAACATCGAAGGTCTTAGTATTGGTTTTAATGACCCAACTGACTGGGTTAGCACGGGCAATTATGCCCTTAACTATTTGATTAGCGGAAATTTTAACAGAGGTGTTCCGCTAGGTAAGGTTACCGTATTTGCAGGTGAATCGGGTGCCGGTAAATCGTTTATCTGTTCTGGTAATCTAGTAAGACATGCACAGCAACAAGGTATCTTTGTTGTTCTAATTGACAGCGAAAATGCTCTTGATGAAAAATGGTTACATGCTCTAAATGTAGATACTAGTGAAGACAAGTTGCTCAAACTTAATATGGCGATGATTGACGATGTTGCTAAAACAATCAATGAGTTTATGAGCGAATACAAAGCAATGCCTGAAGAAGATCGTCCAAAGGTATTATTTGTTATCGACAGTCTCGGTATGTTGCTAACTCCTACAGATGTTAATCAGTTCGAAGCAGGAGATTTGAAAGGTGACATGGGTCGTAAGCCTAAGGCATTGACAGCACTTGTTCGTAACTGTGTGAATATGTTCGGATCAGCAAATGTTGGCCTAGTTGCAACTAATCACACATATGCAAGCCAAGATATGTTTGATCCAGATGACAAGATCTCCGGCGGTCAAGGTTTTATCTACGCATCAAGTATTGTTGTTGCTATGAAAAAACTTAAACTCAAAGAGGATGAGGATGGCAACAAGATTTCAGAAG